TATGATGGTTGAAAGAATGGTAGTATCTGTTCTATAATTTGTAAAGAATCATCTTGCAATTTAGTAGCAAAACTAAGTCTAAAACCTATATCGTAAGGAACAGGAAGAAACATCTTCTTAGTTTTAGTTTTAGAGTTAGGACTCTTCATTGTAAACTTAGTTATCGGAGATGCTTTTCTTGTAGTGTCATAAGTAAAAGATGACATCTCGAATGATAACCTAGGTAGAGTCAACGCTACGTTGTCATCAAAATTCTGTTGTTGTTCTATTCTTGCTAAGAACCTTTGCATAGGACCATATGCAATAGGAACTTTTACTTGACTTATAGACTTACCATCACTAGCAAATTTTTTAATACGAATGTTATTGAACAGTGTACCAAAGGCAATAACTGACTTACGTATAGTTTCATTGTAAAAATAAGTGCCTAACATTATACCTCACCAAATGGATTTTGTTCTGTGAAATCTAGAATGGATGTATCGGCATACACCTCAATTTCATCACCAGTGTTTACCACGTCATCATCATCGTAGTCAATGCTATTTAGAATGTAGGCTGCACCTGTACTTGTGTAGATAGTTTCACCAACACTAAAGTTGTCTGAAAGATTTCTTGCTAATAGTGTTCCTGTTGGTTTATCCCATTTAGTTACAAACGCAGTTGTTAGTGAAGATGAACCAGTAATCACATCGCCATAGAAGAAGGTTCCAACTCCAACTGTTGATCCAGCACCAATTGTAATTGTAGGTGCTTCTGTGTATCCAAAACCACCGTTAGTAACTTGTATATCAGATACAACTCTAGTTGTTGTATTGATGAATGCAGTAGCGATGGCAGTTTGACCACCTGCAGGTGCAGGGGTAAATGTAACTGTAGGAGGAACTGAGTATTGCTGACCTCCAGAGGTTAGAGTTACAGCACCGATAGAACCAACAGTTCCAATACCAGCAATTGCACTTGCTCCACTACCTTGTCCATCATCTGGAAGGAACTGTACAGTTGGTGTAGATGTATATCCAGCACCAGGATCAGTTATCTCAACATAATCAACCAACAGTGACTGGAAGTTTCTTGTACCAGTAGTGCTTGTTATTGCAACTGCAGTAGCAGTTCTACCAGCACCTATAGGTGGAGAGATCTGAACTCTTGGTGCATTAGTATATCCACCACCACCAGATATCATATCTATCTTGAAGATAGCACCACTTTCTAGACTGGTTACAGCAGTTGCTGTTGTACCTGCACCAGATAATTTCATAGTTACATTATATCCAGCAGTCTGGAAGTCATCGTCAACTTCATTGAGTCCTGTGTTTATCTGTTCATCTTCATACTCAAATGGTTCTAATGTAAGTAGATATGTGTAATTCTCTTGTAGTTGATAAAAGTTATGAACATCATCTACATACTTGATCTCAAATAATATATCTCTCAATGGAAACCATAGTAGATCACCTTCCAGTGGTCTTGTAGGGTCTTTAGATAATCCAGTAACATCTTGTAGTAATGGTTGAATATATTCTGCATATCTTACCTGAGATATCACTACTTTCATCTCAGCAGTTGATCTCACACCAAACTTAGTAAGAAGATTATATCCAGAATCAAAACCTTCATATGATTCAATATATCCTTCTATAGGAAATGCTCTATCAAATTTTGATGTAGTTACCTCACGTAATACAGTCTTAGTATTCACAAAGATACGTGGCATATAGATGAACTCTATGCCATGCATCGATATAGTTTCGTTGATTAGATCCTGTACTAGGTTCTGCTCACTTTTACTACCTTGTAGAAAGAAGGGATTTAATGCCATTAGCCAATCATATCCATTACAGGTAATTCAAATTCTGTTTGCATTCTATCTTCTAATGCTTGAATTTCTGCAATACCATCTTCGTAGATTTGTCTACCATTCAGTTCTACACCACCTGGCAATTTGACTCCTTGATATTTGATAAGATTCATTCCCCATTGTTTCTTCAATAAAGCAGTGAAGTACTTTTTCAAAAATCTATCATTATAAACTTTAGGATAATCATTAGGATCTAATACTCTATAACATTCTATAATAAGATAGTCATCCTCTTTTACACTAGAGTAATCAGTGTCAAGATATAATCTGTTCTGTCTTCTATTGAATCTTATCTGCTTATCTGGATGTAATATAAAATCTATGTCTTCAAGATATCTCTTTGTCTGAGTGTAACTCAAGAGTTCCATGGAACTAAAGTAATATATCTCGTTCAAAAATAACTGATACGTCAAGTTGAACATGTTAGACGCTATAGCACGACTGTCAACTTTCCAAACCTTTTCAATACCTATAACAGCATCTGGTACTTGAATAAAATTCTGTGTCTCTACAAATCCAAAAGTAGTGGTACCTATACCAGTAATGTTTACACTAGGACTAGTTGTAGTAGTAATACCAAGAGAAGTTTCAGCACCATCTTTACTGCTTGCCTGTATGGTATCTGTAAAATCTTTTGTTATTTTGTGTTTCAAATACATCTTTTCAACACCATCCATATGACGGTCTTGATAAAGAATGATGGCATCATCTAAAGCATCTTCGATCTGCTCGTCAGCAACGTTGATCTCCAAGACGGGATAACCTAACTGCCTTTTAGCATAATCTACTAATTCCTGTCTTGTAGCAGGGTTTGCCATGTTATAACCTACTTTTTATGTATTTATGAACGTCTTATACAAACATCTATTTGATCACCAACATTTGCAGCAACAGCATCTGCAAAGGTAACAGCAGGGTCACCAATAGAATAATCTACTGTAGGTGTCTGTTGAACACCATTGATGAACACTTGCATATTATCTTCTGTTATAGTTGTAGCAGTTGGTGTAAAGTTTACTTGCTGATCTGTTGCTGTAAAAGCATCTTCAGCATCATCACAAACAATCTCTACATGATCACCTTCAGCACATGGAGTAACTAGTGTTACAGGTGCAGCAACACCATAGTCTGTACCGTTTCTTAGTTTTGCACCATTTACATATACTCTAAAAAATTTCTGAGCAGCACTAGTACCAGTCAGAGTAAAGAGTGTTTGCCCTTCTGTTGCAGTAAAATACTCCTCATCAATAGTATGATTGTAATAAACTACAGTTCTAACTTCATCTCCAACAGTAGTACCATTCTCAAGGGTTATTGTTGAGTTTGATGATGCAGTAAAATCTTTTGTTGCATTACCAGCACCAGAAGGTCTTTGTTTGAGACCGTTGAGGAATACCTGAACACTTCTGGCTGTAGTGCCATCGTTATGTGGATGTACTGTAGTAAATACAGTTTGACCTTGAGTTGCAGTAGTTACACCAGCAGATATAGTTGTAGCAGCACCTGTAGCACTTCCACCACCTGATAGAGTCTTGAATGAGAGTGAACCATTTCCATCCGTTACAAGAGCTTGGTCTTCATCCCCATCGGTTGTTGGGAATCTAAATCCAGATATTGTTGATATACCTGTGGAGTATACATTGCCATGAAAACTATTTCCAGTAAGACCTATTCTTCCATTTACTGTCAATACACCAGTAAAAGTATCATTAGTATCCGACCTTAAAAAACTAGCCGAAGAAACACCATCCAAAGTATCAGCATCAAGACCTGACCCTGCTCCATCAACTGTTTTAATTAGATCTAAGATTTCTGATGCTGTCTGATCGGCAGTGGCTAACGCTTCAATTCCGTCCAATTTTGAACCATCAGTTGCCAAGTCTCTACCGTCAACCGTACCCCCTACAACTACATTTCCCGTTAAAGTTGTTATTCCACTTACATGTAAATGCCTTAGATGTCCACCTATCTCTACTATAGATGCACTGCCAGTATTGATCTCTGTAAATAATTTTCCGTCATAAGTGTTGAGAGCTAATTCTCCAAGCTCTAACTGGGCGGTTGTTGGTGCGTTCCCTGATACTGCAGAACGCTTTATCTTAATTGTAGGAGCAGCCATTTAATACATTCGGTATATACCTAAAATCTAACTGTATGTACAGTCAAGGATATTTATGTTATAATTAGTGTAGGTGCTGATTATGATGACAAAAACACTCGCTGTGCTAACGGGACCGCAAGGTTCGGGCAACCACCTCTGGTCTAAAATTTTCTCATTACACGAGGACGTTTTTGGTTGGAAGAGTCTACTCAATAATTATTGGGAAGCTCACCGTTTTTCAGAGCCCTTTGCTGAGTATTGGAAGGATCCGTCCACTCTGCATAAATTTGACTGGTCGCAAAGTCAATATTACTTTACCTCTATAAGCATCCCACTTGGCATAGAAAGTAAAGGGACAAAATGGTGT